ATAGAAGGTGTTGGTGTTATAGTTACACCTGATGGATCTAGAATTAATATTACAACCGGTGATCCAGCTGTAGTCGGTAATGCTATATTTGCAATTACAGGAAGTAGAGTAAATTTAAATACAGGGTCACCAACTTTTGCTTTTAAATATCCTGTATCTGGAAGTAGAATAAATGCAAACAGTGGTAGTCCAACAATAGTTGGAAAAGCAACTGTTGAACCAGATGGCTCTCAAGCTAACCTAAATACAGGGACTGTTACAATATCCGCAGATGCTAATTTTTCTGTAACTGGTAGCAGAGTAAATTTAACAATTGGTAATGCTGATGTAGCCGCAAATGCAACCGTATCTGTAACAGGAAGTAGAACAAATCTATCTTCAGGAACTGTTACAATTACTGCAGCAGCATCTACCATACCTACAGGTAGTAGAGTAAACTTATCTACATCCGATGTTTTAATTAGAAAATGGGATGGTGTATTACCTGGAGTAACAATGACTTGGGATAGTTCAAGCTTTCCTGAGAAGAGAGCATAGGAGAATAAATGTATTTTGGAGGATCGTCATTTGCAGCAGCACCTTTTGGTAGTTCAGGAGGTATTAGTATTAGAGCTGTTATTACAGGTAACAGAGTTAATTTAAGCACTGGTTCTCCTTCGATTACTGGAGGAGTTGTTTTAACTCTTACAGGCAGCAGAATAAACGCAACAATTGGTAATGTTACAACAAGAGTAGATCAACAAGTTACGGTATCAGGCAACAGAATAAACCTTGCAACAGGCACGGTAGATGTGATATCATGGAACCCGATACCTCCAGGGGTATCACAAACATGGGTTGATATTGACCCATTAAATCCATAGGAGAAATATGGCATCAAGTACGTCAAGTGATTTAAAACTAGAATTAATAACAACAGGTGAAAAATCAGGTACCTGGGGAACTATTACAAATACAAACCTACAAATACTAGAACAAGCAGCTAGTGGTTATATTGCTGTTGATGTTGCATCTAGTGATGTAGCTTTAGCTTTATCAAATCACGCTGTATCTAATGGTAAAAATTTATATTTTAAATTTACAGGCACATTAGCTGCTAATAGAAATGTTACTATGCCTGACTCTGCAGAAAGAGTATTTATTGTAGAAGACGCAACAACAAGATCTACAAGTAATTATACACTTACAATTAAAACTGCATCTGGCACAGGAGTAGCTTTACCTGTTGGATCTAAATGTTTAGTATATTCAGATGGTACAAACGTTAATCTAGGTATAAGACAAAAAGGATATGATACACCTACAACTGCATACACTGCTGTAGATGGTGATCAATTATTAATCGATACATCAGGAGGTGGTATTGGATCAGCAATTACTATAACTTTACCAGCATCACCAAGTGTAGGATCAGAAGTAACTTTTATTGATAGTGGTGCTAACTTTGCATCAAACAATTTAACTATAGCTAGAAACAGTTCTAATATTTTAGGTGCAGCTTCTAATTTAGTTGTGTCAACAAATGGCGCTGCCTTTACATTAGTATTTGTAAATGCAACAAGAGGCTGGGCTTATAAAGATAAAATATAGGAGCACGAATCATGGCTCTAATTGAGTATCAATTCAAACCGGGTATAGATAAACAAAACACAGAGGCAGGAGCAGAAAACCGTTGGGTTAATTCTGATAATGTTAGATTTAGATATGGCTTACCAGAAAAAGTTGGTGGTTGGTCTTCTCTTGTAACTGATACAATTGTAGGTGTAGCAAGAGCACAACATGCTTTTGTTGATATTGCCGGTAATAGATATGTAGCAATAGGTACAGATAAATTTTTATTATTATATTTTGAAGGTCAATTGTATGACATTACACCTTTAAAAACTACTTTAACATATGGAACTATTGCAACTACAAATGCATCAGCTACTTGTACAATTACAAAATCTACGCATGGTTTATCTGTAGGTGACATAGTGCAATTAGATAGTGTAACACTACCAAGTGGCACAGGTTACAGTGCATCTGATTTTGAAGATAAAAATTTTCAGGTAATAACAGTTCCAACATCTAGTACATTTACAATAACACAATCATCTAATGCTAGTGGTACAGTATCAACAGGCGGTAGTTTAAGTATTAAGCCTTACGAGCCTGTAGGGCCAAGAGCACAATCTTATGGTTATGGTTGGGGTATTGGATCATGGGGTGATGGTAATTGGGGAGAAGCAGCAACTGCATCTGATGTAACACTAGAACCAGGTCTATGGTCATTAGATAATTTTGGTCAAGTATTAGTTGCAACAATATTAAATGGTAAAACATTTACTTGGAATGCTGGAGCAGGATCAGCTTTAACTACAAGAGCATCCACAACAACATCCGGGTTTGCAACAGGAAGTAATCCAACGGCAACAAGATCTACTTTAATTTCACCAACAACAAGACACTTATTACACTTTGGAACAGAAACAACCATTGGAGATACAACTACACAAGATGATATGTTTATAAGATTTTCTGATCAAGAAGATATTAACACCTATACACCTTCAGCTATAAACACTGCAGGAACTCTAAGATTACAAGATGGCACAAAGATCATCGGCGCGCTAAAAGCAAAAGAAGTTATCTTGGTCTGGACTGATAATGCATTGTATACAATGAAGTTTATAGGTGCACCTTTTACCTTTCAACTAGAACAAGTTGGTACTAACTGTGGGTTGATAGGTCAAAACGCTGTTGTTGAAATAGATGGAGCAGCGTTTTGGTTAAGTTCAAAAGGTTTTTTTCTATACGATGGTACAGTAAAAAGTATACCCTGTACTGTTGAAGATTTTGTGTATGATAATTTTGATACAACAAAAGGACAGCAAGTTGCAGCTGGACTAAATAATTTGTACACAGAAATTACTTGGTATTATCCATCATCAGGATCTGAATACAATGATAAATACGTTGTATTTAATTATGGTGAATCAGCGGGTGTGCCTGGTGGTGTTTGGTATACAGGGACAGAAGCGAGAACTAGTTGGATAGATTCAAATGTTTATCCTAATCCTTTTGCTACAAAGTATGATGTTAGTTCTGATGGAACGTTTCCTGTAATAATTGGACAAGATAGTTTAGGACAAACTACATATTTTGAACATGAGGTGGGAACAGATCAAGTTAATCCAAACGGTAGCACCACAACTGTTACATCTTTTATAGAATCTTTTGACATTGATTTACAACAAAGAAGTAAAGATGCGAAAGGTAGATCAACAGGACCAAAAGTTGCTGGTGAAATATTTTTAGCTATGAGAAGGTTTATACCTGATTTTAAAAATTTACAAGGTAACGCTAAAGTTAGTTTAGATGTAAAAAGATACCCTCAACAAACATCTAGTCAAACAGCATTAAGTCCTTTTACTATAACATCAAGCACAGATAAAAAAGATACCAGAGCTAGAGGTAGATTTATAAGTGTTAAAATAGAAAATGATGCTTCTAGTGAATCTTGGAGATTTGGCACATTAAGACTAGATTTACAACCAGACGGAAGAAGATAATGGCAAAAATAAATATAAGAATACCAGAACCAAAAGAAGAATACGATTTCTCAAACCAAAAACAAATAAATAGGTCTTTGACTATTATGAAAGATCAATTAAATTCTACATTTTTAGATGAAATTAAACAGGAGCAAGAGAGATTCTCTTGGTTTTTAAGTGGCTAATATATATACAAATTCAAAGGTAGATTTAACTAGCACAGGAGAGACAACTGTCTATACAAGTCCTGCTGCTAGCACAACAACCAACGCAGCAACTAGTATAATTAAATCTATATTAGTATCTGAGGACTCAGGTAACGCTGATAGTATCACTTTAACAATAACAGATACTTCTTCAAATGTGTTTAGTTTGTTTAAAACAAAAGCTATATCAGCTAATGCTACCTTGGAATTACTAACGCATCCTTTAATTTTAACAGAGGGTGAAGTATTAAAAGCAACCGCAGCTACAGGAAATAGGTTACATATCATAATTTCTGTGCTACAAATAAATAGAGAATAATATGGCATTTACAGAACCACCATCAGTGAGATACGAAATAATTAACGGTAAAAAAGTACCTGTTGTTGAGTGTGAAACTGAAATAGTATTAAGAAATAAAAAAACAGGGCATGAATATAACTCGGATAAAGAGGCAGAGGATGATATTGCAAACCCGAGCACAGATACTGTATACGAAGATGTTACAAGATCTGTAAAAATTAAAGTGGCGAACATGCCACCATTAGGAGCAGGATCAGAAGAGTAATGGCAATAACTAGAGCACAACAAGTCAGACAGATGTTAGAAGATGGAGGTATGTTAGTATCACCATCTATGACTGGCAAACGACCAGGTTATCGTGGTGAAGCTGCAGCTGCTTCTGATGCAGCAGGAGGAAGAGATGCAGGAAGATCTGATACAGGATCAGCATCTGGAAGAGGAGATGGGCCATCTGGTGGAGGTAATGGTGGTAGCGATGACCGAAGAGAGCGGGAGTCGGTAACACAAACTGAAACAGGTACAGTTAAAACAGGTAAAACTGGAAAAAGAACAAAAGTAACTAAAGATATTAGGGACAGACAAAGAAGAAATTACGAAAAACAATTTTTTGATAGAGGACAAGTGCCCCCTTTAGGTGGCAGACCAACAAGTCTTGGAACTAAATTAAATCAACGTAACTTACAAAAAAGATTAAATTATATTAACACCTTACAAAGTAATTTAAGAAAAAAATTAAATACAGGTTTAATTGATTATCAAACAGAGTTTGGTCCTTTTACAAATGTTGCAGATTTTAGTACATTAGATGATTATATTGATGAAGTACAAAGTGTTCAAGATTTAGTTGATAAAGGTTTTTATAGTAAGGATGGTAGATTTGCAAAAGGAGATATACCTGATTTTACTACTAAAACAGGTATTCCAAGTGCGGACATTCTTGGAGAAATTTTTGGAGGACCCATAACTTCTGATAAATTAAAAGATTTACAAGGTCAAATTTCTGATTTAGAAAATTTAAAAACATCAGAGGGTTTAGCTAGTACAACATTTGATGATTTAATGGAAAAGTATCAACCAAACAGATTTAAATTACAAAACCCAGGACCAGATGATGATGGACCAGATCCAATATTACCTATAATACCAAAAATGGATGACACAGAAGAAGACACAACACCTGATCGTAATCTTGCAGGATTATCACCAAGAATAGGTGGATCTATATTTGATTTTACAGGCCTTGCAGNTGGCGGGAGAGTAGCAGCTGCAGAAGGTGGGATCATGGAACTTGCAAGACAAGAAATGTTTTTAGGTGGTATAGCAAAAGGAATTAAAAAAGCAGTAAAAGGTGTATCAAGAGCTGTTAAAAAAGTAGCTAAGTCACCTATAGGTAAAGTTGCGTTACTTGCAGCAGGTGCAGGATATGGAGGTTTTGGACCTTTAAAAGGATTATTTAGTGGAGTAAAAGGTGCAGGATTTTTAAAAAGCATGGCTGTAAATAAATCTTTATTAGGAACATCTGATTATATGGGTGGTCCAACTGGCATATTAGATTTTATTAAA